TTTATTGGTGTTGGTCTGTATTTGTTTTTATTACAAGCCATTAAAGCTAACCCAGAACTAATAGAAGCATCGTGCTTTGTTCTGTTGTTTATGTTAAACTTAGACCAATCATCTAAAGTTCTTTGAAGATACACATCTCCGTAATCTCCTGTAGATCTTAAACCTACGAAGTCTTCTATATAAGATTCTATAGCTGATGCATGAGCTTGTTTTATGTCTTCGCTTGAATTAGGTATTCCACCTATTTCTCTTTCCGTCACAGATAGTTTTAACTTGTCAGGTCTGTTCATAGCGTAACCCCTGTAACCTCTTCTTTTAAAATGATAAAGTAACCTAGGTTTATTATTTTCAGCTAGTATTGGCATACCATAAAATACACAGGCCATAAGTACGTCTTCAAAAAACATTTCAGCTGTCTGAGGTCTAGCTATGTATTCTAAAAAGAAATGATTAGCTGGATGGTTATCCATACTAAACTTAGTTAAACCATGTAGAGAACCATTAGAACCTCTACCATCTACTGTGCCGGATATATCATACGGATCACATCCAAAAGCACCCATGTGATCATTAGCTGGATATTTTATACCTCTTTTTATTATAACTTGATTCTGCTGATGTATATCAGGTACCCACGTTATATAGAACTTTCCATTAGTATTAGGTGCAAATATAACCTTCGTATCTTTTACTCCACCTTCCCACATAAAATTACCTCTTGTGACTAGCTTTGTCTTACCTACATCCCCGTTATAATCTATTTGCTCGTATATCTTAGTTAGATTAAATAAAGATGACTTTGCTTCATCTCTAAAAGCGTGCTCTTCGGTTCTTGGAAATTGTCTATAAAATTCATTTAAAGCATCTTGGTCGCCTTTTAATCCATTAACTTCGTTTTGCCAATATTCTATAACACCCTGCTTTATTTTAGTACCATGCGGATCTTCTACTGTGGTTTTCGGTGTATCGAATACAGGTATGCCATGAGAGTCAATGTATCCTTCGTAGTTCCATTCCATAGGTATGAACAAAGAATAGAGTCCTGAGCGAGTCTGTCCATTGGCGTTTCTTTCTTTAACGTTTGAATCATAGTATAATTTTTTATAATTATCCCCTCCTTTATCTAAAGCATTTGATGTTGATCCCATCATACATTTACCAATAATCCTAGAACCTAATCTTAACGTTGTCTTTGTAACCCTCCAGTTGTTAAGGATGTTGTTTGGCCTTTCCCATTTACCGCTTTCATCGTGGACGAGGAGTTTGAGTTTCTCACCGTCGTAGGCGTTATCACCTGTGTTCTTCCAATCGATAGTTGTATCAAGGCCTGTGATTTCTTGAGTTTTTTCATTGGCTTCCAGTTTTTTACGGGTAAACTTGGAGGCAGGGACTCTATAGGCGAGCTCGGTTTTTGGCCTGTCCATACCGTCTTGGATCGGTTTAAAGAAGAATGGATAGTTGACCGAAATTGGAACCACCTTATCTGTGAACATAGTCTTTGCATCCGATCCAGATTTGGACAATATTCCGTACCGTGAATCCGTTGAAATTGTAGCAAGGTTGACCGCTTCAGCTGAGGACATAAATGAGAACCCGCTACGACGGTTCTTAAGATAACACATTCCATAACACCTGTTGTCTGCTTTTGAAGCCTCCCAGAATATAAAGAATAATCTGTTTGCTTCTCTAAAGTCTGGCTTCCCAACATCAATTTTGGACCACTGCAAGTACATGTAGTGAGTACCAGTAATATAAGTAGGATTGTTTTGGTTAATAAACCAAAAACCCTCTTCCCTATACACAAACTCTTTATCAATGTAATCATACCATTTTTCTTTAAAATCTGGTGGATAACCTTCCCAATCAAATATTGTTTTTATTTTTTTAAAATCTAATGGCAGTTGTTTTCTTTCCCACTTATTATCGCCTAAATTTTCAACAATTTCAGGTTTCTCTGGCAGTGCTATCTTGAGGTTTTGAATTTCATATATCTCACCCACCTTACCTGTCTTAGATATAACCACCATGTCATGGTCTTCGTTATATCCATATTCCCACTTATTATACCTATTCATTCGTTTAAGAACTTTAGGTTTAACGTGGTTTTTTAATACTCTATATAAGTCTTGTTGATACATTATTTCTTAGATCTTCCTTCAGCAAAACCTTTAAAAGACTTTTCCTCTTTAACTTCTTTAGGTATTTCGTTTATAATATTTTCTTCTTCTTGAATTCTTTGTAATATCTCGAATGCGTCAAATATAGCTAACTTTTTTGTAGCTGCAGCATTTTTTAATCTATCCGCAGATATGTCAGGGCCAAAATCTATAATGGGCTCTTTAGCGACTTTGATTAATTCTTCAACCGCTATTTGCCCAGCTTGGATTATATTCTGTTTGGTTTTTTTTACTTCCATATTTAATTACAATATCATTTGATTTCATACAATATAAACGCTCTTCATTTACCACGAAATCATATTCCCCGTAAGGAGTATAGCCAACGCAGTCTCCCTCGTTTATTCCTAGCTCTTCTAAGAAGCTATTACCTATTTTTAATATACCAACAAGCTTTTGCTCTTTATCAGTTCTTAGTGAGTCTTTAGATTCTAAGGGTTTTATAAAGCACCTATCGTTTATTGATTTCCATTTACCACCAGGGTTATAAAGATATATTTGATCTAAAGCACAGAAGTAGCTATCATCTTTAAAATAAGATCTAGATTTTTTCTTTACACCTTTTACGTCATAAAAAGTTCTAAAAACATTATGATGTATTAATATTAAATCACCTTTATTTATAGGTGTATCATAAGCCAAAGGTGTTTCTAGTACTCTCGCTACGTTGTTTATAAACTTGTAGTTCTCTATTTTAGTATTTAACACTAGCTCTTTACCAGCTACGTTTTTTTTGTTATTATAAGTTTCACCTAGCGGTTCAATTATAAAGTCATAAACACTTTTCATTAATATTCCAAATCATACTCAATAGATATAGCCATGTTAGAGTTAAATCTCTTCCATGGCAATACCTCATTGTTTTTTTTAATATGTATGTTATAAGAATTACTTTCTAGGTCATACGTTATATAAGCGATTTCATGACCACCATAGACAACCTGTCCAACTGAATAGTGCATAGCATCGTTTTTATAGTCCGAACCTATACTTATTTTTCTTATTACGTTGTCCATTATTCCTCAGATTTTATTTCATCGAAAGTGCCATCTGATACGTTGATATTTATGTTTCCATATTTACCTTCAAGAGCTTTTTTAGTTTCTTCAATGTTTGGTACTAACAAATCCAATTGCGCTAATAAAGCATGTTTCCTAACATCAGCTAAACCTAACTGCTCTACTATTTGTTGGTAGTTTTTTTGTTGATCTTGAATTACCTTTAACTCTTCTTCGTTTACTTTTTTAATGTCTTTTACTTTAGTCATCTTGATTTAATTTAATTTAATGAATTGTTGAAGCATACCGTTAGCTTCCTTTGTTAATATATTATTATCCAACTTGTACTCGTTAAGAAATTTGACGTTATTAATATTGTCTTCATACTCTGTTTTGACTAAACCATCTTTTTCATATAAAAAACTCTCTTTAATATTAAACTCTTTGTTTAATCTAAAATTCCAGAATTTTAAAGATTTAATAATTTTATTGTGATACACGACTAAAACATTTTCTTCGTTATTAATATCTTGCCATACTCCAGCAAATTGTTTTCTATCTTGTGAATAAACAAAGACAGAAAAAAGAAAAGCCAATGATAATATTAGTTTTTTCATTTTATTTAATTTTATTTGATTAATACTCTTACTATTTATTATTACTTATAGATTTGAATTTTTCCACCCCTCGTGATCCAAAATAAGCTATATAAACAGTTGTAAGTAACTGTTTTAATAATCCAATCCATTCTTGCTCTACAGTAAAAGATATCTCGTGATGACTATCAACCCATATAAAAGCTATAGCCATAAAAGATAAGAATATTAAAGCCATAGGTCTAGTGTTTTTAGAAAGCCATGAATCTGATTTCATATCGCTTTCCCACCGCCTTGTTATTTGGGCATCTGCGTCATTATTAGCTTTCTCCATTATTTCTTGGATTTGCTTTTTAATTAGCAGTTTTTCTTCTTCCGTAGTAGTAAGCTTATCGATGACGCTACCAACTTCTTTGATAACGCCACCTGTAAGCCATTGTATTATTTTTTTCAATTCGTGCCTTGGTTATTCTTTTTATGAATTACTTTTTGAGGGGTTGGCTTGTTCGGTAGATCTCTTTAGCTTCCGCTCGGCTAAATTCTCCACTTTTTACTCTTGATTTATATGCTGCTCTTGCCCCAGCTGTTTCAGCTTTAGCAATGGATTTGGCGGTTTGCTGCATATATGGCTTGAGTTTTTGTGTAAATATT